AAGATCTCCACCAGTATAGCACTCTGCGTGTTGATAAGCCGAAGCCTCTCCATCCGCCCAGTCCTCCCATGCCTGTAAGGTGGTATAATCTCCACCCCCAGCGGGTTTGATCGTTTTGATCATCCCCCGATATTCTAATGCCCCAATATCATAGGTCCCATTTTCAATTCTATCTATACCAAAAGGATCGATAGCGGACTCCGTTTCTAAAACACTCATGTCCTTTCCAGCCTCGAAAGCGGCTCCGGTTGATTTTATAGTATAATCCCCCGTGGCATAACCGTTGAAAATGTTAGTCATAGTTTGATTGATAATATTCCCGCTTCCTCCGTAATCGTCCGCTGAAGCGTCCTCAGTGATATTATTGTAGAATAGCCCGTTGTATTGAGCGGTCGCATTTATATCTTTAACATATTGCGCTCCAGCGCAAATATTATTGGCAATGTACCCCGTAACAGTGGTTCCGCTTCCACTCAAATTAAGAGCCGCTACTCCGGAATCTGAGATGATAGTATTATTTACGATACTGAGAGTCGTATTTCCGGCATTATTACAATCTATGGTGCAAAGTGAATTAAATCCCGGAGCACCTGTAAGAATACACCCTACCATTGTAATACTAGAATTGGCTGATAAGTCTGGAGTATATGACATAGCCCATTGAGCACCGTCTAAAGTACAGTTTTTTATAACACCGTTTCCGGCATTCAGACTTAACCCACAAGTACCACCTGAGATGGTAATCCCATTTATTTCATACCATCTGATGGCCGCTACTATGATTCCGGTATCGCCAGCAGGAACCGTGATATATGGGGACTCGCCTGAGGCCGCGTAGATATACGGATAATGTTCTTCTGAGGTTGCTCTTGCCCATCCAAATACAAAAACAGTTCCTAAATCCCCTCCCCCATAGCACTCAGCCCAATGGGAGGGAAAGTCATCAATACCGTCAACATAATCCTCCCATGCCTGTAGAGTAGTAAAATCCCCACCACCTGCTGGCTTAATTGTACTAAGAGTCGTAGGCATTAGAACTGATCCTCTTGATTAACAAGCGTTTCATCACTTTCTATTTTTGCATTACCACGATATTTAACAACCTGATTTACTCTATTTGCTGTAATTGTTTGTACTGGTACAGATTTCTCTTTATCCAGCCAATCTGATGTTAACTGTGGATTGGTTAAATTGAAATTAACAAAAATTCTTGATCTCTGAACCATTCGTGACTCTCTTCTTTTAGTACCATCTATTCTATCTACTTCTCTCTCTGCTTTTTGTGCTGTTGGAAGTACAAGTACTGGATGTTGTTCGCCATTTGCTTTTAAAGATTCTAATTTAGCTTTAATTGCAAGAATTTTGCTTTTTAGATAAGTATCTGAGATACCAGATATAGTGCTATCAGGCAATCTTACAATTGCTTGATTTTTTAATTCTTCAGAACCCCAAGGAGAGTTTTCAAGTTTAGCACAGATAATATCTCCACGCTTTTTAATAGTGCCATCTGCTCTACCAGATCTTACTGATATACACAATTCAATACCCATGATTTACCTCCTATAATTAAGCACCAGAGGAGCTACTTGAAGAACTTGAATCTACAGAGCTAGAACTTGATGTACTACTTGAGCTATATTCTTCAGATGAACTTGAAGAACTTGAACTTGAAGAGCTACTTGAACTTGGATCAACAGATTGTGAACTCAAGCTAGATTGTGATGTGCTAGATGAAGAACTTGAAGAACTTAATGTGCTACTTGAACTTGAAGAATAATCTACAGAACTAGAAGAACTTGTGGAGAATGCTTCAACTTCAAATCCATCACTGTCACAGTAAACAATAACAGAAATATTACCATCTGACAATAATTCAATTTCATCTATAATTGCTTTATATCCGTAGATGTATACTGGTGTATCTGCAAGCAACGTTGCATTGCTAGATGTTGCTGCAGTACCATCTACACTAATATAAGCATCATTAGTGAGAGGAACAATTAAAACTGCTCCTGCTGTGGTTGGCACTGCTTTACCAATTAAATCTGCGATTGATTTCGTTGCACTACCACCAGCTGCAGTTACTGAGATGGCAGGGAATAAATTCTCGACAACTCGTACAGTTTGTCGTGCTGATGCTGGATACATTTCGGTTCCCATTAGTATAATTCCTCTTGTTAGATATTTTTAGGCTTCTTGCCACTTTACACTTTAGACTTTTTGTTAATTTTTTGCAAAAAAAATATTCGCAATTCACTCATTACGAACAATATTTGAACATTTTAGGACGCTTGTTAATAATTTTTCAAGCTCAGGCTTCTTTTCAAATACTTTTTGCACATGGTTATAGTAAGTAACATAACTTTTGCCATATTTATCTTCAATTTCTCTATATGTTAGTCCACACATTCTTGAAACCAGGGCCTCTAATACTTCTCTTTTACCGCCACATAGAATTCTTATTGATGCTATAAAATGCATGTAATCTGAATTCTTTTTTACTTTACCTCCCCAAGTTAAAAATACTTTTACACACTTATCTACAATATCTCCCTTCTCTTTATCAACAGCAATAAGGAATTTTGTCCAAACATCACTATATTCGCTTGTTTCAGCATCCTCAATTTTATGGTACTCTAAATCAGTTTGAAAAGGTGTTATTTTTGGATTAATTTTGCCAGCATCAAATACGTCCATAAACACCTCCATTAAATTTACATCTATTATAAACAGGAGTAATAGTTATGGCTTGTAAGGCATGTGTAGAGGCTAAAATTGCATTATTAGAGAAAATTCGTGATGCTCTTGAGAGAAACCAAGACAAGAAATTATCTGAAATTACTGATAAAGATAGGATAGTAATCAGTGGTGGGCGTCCAAAACGAGATCCAGTGAAGAAGAAATATATTTGGCGCGGTATTAAACCAAAATATAAACTAATTAGTGTTTGTAAAAATATTGATAAACTACGAACCGAAATCAATTTGCCACCTATTTATTCTGATCTATATCAAAACCAGCAGGTGGACAATTAAATTTATTCGTTGGTTTGTTCGTTGTTTTAAGTGTATAGCCACAGTTACCATAATGCTTTAGCTTTATGCGATCATCTGCATATATATCTGCTCCAGATTGCTGTGCTCGCATACAAAATGCCCAATCTTCACTTAATAACTTTCTTAATCCATTATCTTTGTTTTGTATTACTGCTAGCGAGTATAAATCATACGTTTTATGCCCTTCATCTGGATAATCAGAGTGATACCACATATCAGGGTTACTTTTTATCATTTTCTCTACTACTTCTCTTTTAAACATCCAGCACCCGCTTGATAGCCATTGTGCCTTATATAAGTGTTCATTATCTGGATGTTGTTCTTTTGTAATTACTGATGAGCATATCCCTGTGCCATTTTTTAATGGATATAGCCCTCCAGCAAAATCACAATACTTCATATCTTCGTATAAATGTGTAAATGTATCAGGTGCAACTTCTATATCGCTATCAATGCTTGAAAAAATATTACAATCTGATTCAAGGAACTTCCTCATGTGATCATTACGTGCTCTTTGTATAAGAGATTCGCCTACTGAGGAGTAAATATTGGATTTCACTCCAAGTATTTGTAGTGATGCGTGTAAACTTGAGATGCTTCTGTATTCACACTTATCATGTATTGGATAGCTTACAAATATAGAATCATTCATTTTCTTCTCTCAGTTTTTGTGTTACTTTTTTTAGTTCTTTTTTAAGCAACTCTTCAACAACTTCATACATTTTTTGTTCTTTCAGTGCTGATAGTTGCTTAAGCATATGCCTGCTGTTGTGTAGCACCATAATAGCGCTAAATTTGTTTTTCTCTTCTTTACTCAATTTAATCCTCCTTATACCAATCTTCTAATGTGTAAACAATTTGATTTATAAACAGTGATTTTATTAATGCTTCTGGTGTTATTTCGCATTCATGCATAATATGATCATTAATATAGCATATAAGATCCCACAAACACATATCTTCGTTTATATCTGGGATAATATATGTTCTTGATATTGGAATATTTTTCACAATAAATTCATATCTTTTTGGCTTATCAAGTTTTGCCCATTCTTTCCAACTCATTATTATCTCCTTAATCTCTTTTTTCAAATTCTATATCGCTTAACACTCGTTCAAATTCTTTTTCGAAAATTCTTTCAGCGCATTTTGACATTTTCTCACCTTTAATAGATGAGATTTTTTTAAGAAGTTTGCGTGCATCATATGTTACTGCTATTACTGTGGTTTGTTCTTGCATTATTATTCTCCAAAAATTTGTTTATCAGTGATTGATTTCTTTTTAAGTATATCATTTCTGATTTTTATAAGTTTTGGACGTAAATCAGAGATTATATAATCACATTGGTTTATTTTCAGGAGTTGTGATTTTGCCCAGATTGCCATTTTTTTGCTATTAAGATCACGTATCATTACTGGACTTGTATCAATATTAACAGAGTAACATCCATTCTCTCCGACTTTATCTAATCCGCATTGTATGAATACAAGATATACAGGTGTTCCACTAATATTAGATAATTCTCTATAAGCTTCGAAAAATTTATGATCTATACCAGTACAGTGCTCATTATATATTCTTGATAGCCATTCGCTTTTTATCTTTACATCAACGTACTTTGATTTGCCATCACGCATACATAGTATATCTGGATATGTATAGCTACTAGTTGGACCAATGGCTTTTGGAGGGCAGTTATGATCATATAGATACATAGCAGTGATATGATATCCAAGGGCGATTAACTTTTCACCAATTAACCTTTCTCCTGATTCGCCTAGAGGTAAAGCTTTTTCAAATTCAATTTTCACTATTTATTCTCCATTTTTACACTTATTCTAAAAATAAAATCAATTTCCTTCTTTTATTTCTATTTTTTTAACATTTTTTATAAAAACATCACCATTTGGGTTAGTGTGCTTAGTTGGAACATGTGTCTCAATCATGTAGTTATCTATAGTGTAGTACACATAATCACCCTCCCAAAAATTCGTTTTGTTTATCTTATCTTTTAGCTCACTTACCTGCTTTTTGTTCAAAAAATTATTCAAATTTACTTCATTTAGTTTTATCATTGTATACCTCCATTTTTGTTGGCTTATGTTTCTATTATACAATAAATTTAATGTTTTTATTGTTTTTTATAAATTTATTTAAAAATTAACAAAAACTATATAGTGAAAAATGAGTTTGGCAGGATAAAATCGTCAAATATGACGAAAAACATACACTGAATGCAGATAACTCGCAAGTTAAGACGAATATTGTGATTTTTTACATATAATTCGATTTTAAGCGATTTTAAGCGATTTTAAGAGCCATTGGTATATTGGTATAGGTTTTATTGTTAAATGCCTTTAGAACTGGAAAGAATAGCTATATAAGGATACTCTAAGGATGCCGAAGGCAAAGTAAAAGTAAAACACAAAAAAAATAAGAAGAATCACAGAACCAAGGGAGGCAGGAGCTTGCCTCCTGCCTTGGTTGCTGTTTTTTGGGCGTTGCTTGCAACGACAAAAACAGGAACCTGTTACACACGCGCTCGCATGCGCTCGCGCACACGCGTGTATAATTAGTGTTTAAACTCTATTTTTTTGTGTGCAACAGTGTCACTGCTTTTGGTCGCAAGCGACACAAAAAGCAGTAACCCAAATGGGAGGCAAGCTCCCATTTACCTTAGGGCCTCTTTTTCTCTTACTTTTTTTCTTATTTTTCTCTTATTATTATCTTAATAACGCGCACGCACGCGTAGAAGCGCCACGTGTGTCGTATTGCTCATGTAGGCAACCCGCCACGTGTGTCGTATTGCTAAAGAATACTAAATTTGTAAACATAATGTTAAAAAGCATATAAATAAAATTATTTTCATATTAGTGTAATATTTTTTCATATTTGTGAAGGTTTTTTATTTTTTTTATGGTATAATAGAGAGCAGGGGCTAGATATGTTTAGCTACCATATTGAAAGCCTTCACCTTGCTGGGTTGCCCCTGATTTTTATAAGCAAGGTCCAAAAGCGAGGTTAAAAATGAAAAAGTACTACAAATTTTTTACTATGATTCCAGATGAGTTTATTGAGTTAGTATCTAAAGGGCTTGACTCAAGAGCATTCGTAATATATATTGATATGTGCAAAAGGAGCCGTGAAATAGGTAATGTATGGGTATCTATGACAAACAAGGAAGTTGTTAAACTATTTGGAGAATCAATTAGTGAACGCACAGCAGATAGAATTATAAGTAATATGGTTGAGCACGGTATCATAGAAATACAAAATAGATCTAATAAGAAAAACGGGAAAAGTCTAGGTGGCAAACACAGATACGCAAAATCAACATATCATAAAGTACAGAGGAGTATAAATTATGAAAAGAAATCAAATTTTAGAAGCGAAGATAAGCAAAAGCGCGAAGTTGGTGTGGCTATATCTGCTTGATAACCCAGTTGCTAAACGAACTAAAATAGCTAAAGATATTGGTGTATGCGAACGAACAGTTTCAAATGCTAAAAAAGAAATTGAATTGTACTTGAGAAACAAAGGAGAACAAAAATGAAGTACTACACAGGAGAAACAATTAAAGATGTTACAGAATATCTTGATAAACATAAAATAAAATATAATGTTTATTCAGAAAAAACAGGCATGCTTGCTATAACAGATCCTTGGGGTGTAGATTATAATTATTGGGCAACAACAGGAAGATGGTTTCGTGCAGATAAGTATGCTTGGCGAAAAAAAGCATATTATTCAAAAGGTATAGAGCAATTCGTAACAAAATTTTTAAACAAATACTAAACCCCAATACTCAGTTAAATTTACTGAGTATCACGCACAAATGAGTTCAGAAATTTCATATGTTTTGCCTTTTGCAATTACCTTTGTAATTTCATATGCTTCGCCATTAACATGGTTCCAAAGTCCACCACCATCATAAAGAACTTGAACATAAGAACGAATGCAACCCAATACACTACAACCATCAGATAACAACTGCTTGCCAGTAATCACATCAAACATTCTAAAAATTTTAACCTTAGAAAACCATTCATTCTCTGCAATGTTGCCGGATTCATCAACGAGCCTGATTCTGAAGTTATTAACCATTGTAAATCTCCTTTTTTGTTAAACATGGTATTACTATAACCCAAAAATCTGCAAAATCAAATAAAAATTTCAAAAAAATTGTAAAGTTTGCAGGAATTTTCATAAAAATATGGTATAATATAAATATGACGCGCCAATAATGGCAAAAACCAACAATAGGATAATCAAAATGAAAGAAATTAGCCAAAAGGAAATTGAAGCAGTAAAAGAATACTACAACAGCGTTATTGATAGTGGTAAAAAGTTTATCTGCTCTCTTGACCAAGAAGAGCGAGATTTAAATTCTGTGCTGGACTACTTTATCGTTGGATATGAAGATTATGAAGGTCCAGAGCTTACTGAAGAAGTAATTGATAAAGAGCTTAAAGATCCAGATTGCACATTACTAATAGTGGATCAAGAACCTAAAATGGGTTGGAAAATTTATGATGATTTAGGTGTAAAGATTTTTAAAGGAGAAGAAGAAGAATAATGAGTATATGCTTATCTATAATTGTTGGAGTACTATTATTTTTTGCATTTATTGGGGTACTATTATTAATCAGGTATGAAATAAAACTAATGATGTTAGAATTGCTCATTAGTCATATAGAGGAGTTGCATTAGACAAAAAGCATCTCTATGAGGCTTTGCATGATGCCGGATATTTTAGCAATATAAAAACAGGAGAAAAATAAGAGTGAAGAAGTACCCACATATTAAAAAGTTATACGAGAATATCCTAAAAGCAGATTTCTCAAGTAAATCTGTCCCTGCCACATATAAAGTTATTGTTATGTACATGATACATCTCTGTGATATAGGCTACAATCCAGAAGAATACACAACAGATCAAATTGCTGAAGCAACAGGTACATGTCCAAAAACAGTATACAATGCCAAGCAATATGTTCACAATTGCAAAAAAGAGATTGAAACTATCACGATTAATGCAATCCGAAGAAATTGGAAAAGGATTAAAATATTATGAGTACATCAGTAAACTCACGTAAAGCTCGTTATATGTTTCAAGAGGCTGGAGTTTCTGGACGAATCCACGTTGAAACCAAACTACCGATATCTCAACTATATGTAATAGCACTACAAGGAGAGCTAAAAAAAATAAAGAATCCTGTTAAATGGCAAAAAGCAGAAATTAAGTTAGTTGAGCACACAGCATATTGCCATTTTGCCGAAAAGAATTGGTACATTGATCGTGTTGGCAAAGATTGCACAATAGAAGAGATACAGGAGAAGTTGAATAAAAAATTACAGGATTTTGAAGCTGGTGAACCAATAAAAGCAAAAAAAATTGCAGGTGATGGTTTTTTTAATATTAGAAAATCAACAAAAGAAGAACTATCTGATATTTTTGATGCACTAAGAAAACCAGGTGCTCCTGATTTAGATAAAGCTATAAAAAAAGCAAAAAAAGTTAAAAATCTTGCAGGAGATTTAAAATAAAATTTGAATAACACTAATATGAATTTAAAAAAGATATTAAACTCAGATCTACACAATATTGCTAAAAGCATATGGCTACACTGCAATAAAGATATTGATGTTATATGTGATACATACAAGATTCCAAAAGAAACAGCATTACAATTTATTAAAGATATTGAGGCTCTTGAAAATAAACAAAACGTTAATAACCAATATCATGATACACCAAGTATGTTAACAGCAGAATCTGAAGAAATTGAACAAGCAATTAAACGGTTGCTCAATGAAAGGAAGAGAATTACCATATTAGAATATGGTGCCGGAGGTAGCACAACATACTTTGTAAAAATGCTGGAGCAATTAAACGCAGATTTTGAATATTATGCTATTGAACATAATATTGAATGGGCAAAAAAAATAAAAAAACGAGTTAACAGCAAAGCATTACACATTATAACCTATGATTATGGTATATATAGTAGGCATTGGGTAAGAGCAAGTAAAATTAATATGGATGAATATGTAAATGAACCACTAAAAATCAATAAAAATTTTGATATTGTTATTGTTGATGGTCGCAAAAGAGAACGCTGTATGGCAATTGCGAAAGATGTTTGTAATGGTATGGTGTACTTGCATGATAACAATAGAGAAGAATATCAAGATGCTATAAAGTTATTTGAGAATTATGAGAGCAAAACAGTTGGTAATATGTTTTGTGTAAATATGGAGAAGTGTAAGGCACGTTTTTAATTATCATTGTTATCTCCTTGATGTGTCTTACACTTCATTTTTAAAATATGAATATAAAAAATCAAACAATTAAAATTTTAACGGATCAAATGCCAGTTGCAAATTACAGTAATGAGCAGATTTTTGAAGCATTAGTGGAGTATTTAATAACACGCAAAATCATCGATATATGGGAATTACAAGTTAGGAATTTCACAAAAGAAGAATGCCATGCAATTGCAAATGAAGCTATTGATGTATATTGCAATACGGAGATATATAGCAGTACAACATTAATGTTTTTTGTAACAAAGCTTTTATGTGAATCGGAGAGATATCATGATGTCACATATCTTAAGCAAAAAATTGATAAAAAAGCTAGAGAAGCATTTATACAATCACTAACTGAGTTTAGTGATGTTTTAAAAAATATGAAGAATGGTGATTCGCAGGAGTAGTTCTGTTTGTTGGTTTTAGCGGATTCTCCTAGTACTTCTGCGAATCACCAATATTTTTAATAGGGAGAAATTATGAATTATAAAATAATAAATGGAGATTGCATAGATAAATTAAAAGATCTAGAAGATAATAGTATTGATAGTATTGTTACAGATCCACCTTATGGACTAAGTAAAGAACCCAATCCTGTTGAAGTTATGAAAGCTTGGTGTTCTGAAGAAATATATAAGAATAAAAGCAAAGGTTTTATGAATCAAGAATGGGATTCGTTTGTTCCATCACCAGCTATTTTTAAGGAAGCTATAAGGGTTTTAAAGCCAGGTGGACATATTTTATGCTTTGCTGGTACAAGGACAGTAGATTGGATGTCCATGAGCCTTAGATTCGCAGGATTCGAAATTCGTGATATGATTGCTTGGGTACATGGCATGGGATTTCCAAAAAGTCATAATATAAGTAAAAATATCTCCAAAAGTATTGATAAAACACTGTATAATGAAGTAGATTGGAAAACAAGTTCTAAAAATACGGAGTTATTATGGAAAATCTTAAAAAATGCGAATCCTGCCACACAATTATTAAAAAAGAATCTAACAGAAGTTGGGAACAATACAAGAAAAAGAAATATTGCTCCAGAAGATGCTTTGCAATCAGCGCAAGTAAAAAGAAACAATGCGAATGTTTATATTGTGGACGAAAATTCGAAAGAAGCCCTTCACATGCAAAAGGAAAAACTTTTTGTAGCGTTGAATGTAGAACAAAATATGCAAACTTCGAAACAAAATGTGATAAATGCGGAAAAACAATTACTAAAAATAAAAATATACAATCCAAAGTTGAACACAATTATTGTAGTAGTAAATGTTCAAGCTTGGCTAAAAGAAAAAACAAAGGGCAAAATCAAGGAAGAAGAAGTCCAGAAGATCTTGCTTGGAAAAAAGAAGTTATCAAACGGGATAACTATAAGTGCCAACTTTGCGGTTCTAATCGAAAACTTGAAGGACACCATATTAAACCAATTAAAACATACCCAAAACTTAGGCACGATGTTTCAAACGGAATTACTTACTGTCACAAATGCCACTATTACAAAATCCACAATGGAATGCCTAATTTCATACATGGCAGATATTGCAAAAAAAAGCCATGAAGGCTGGGGAAGTAATTTAAAACCAGCATTAGAACCAATTATATTAGCACGTAAACCTTTATCAGAAAAAACAATTGTCAAGAATGTATTGAAACACGGTACTGGCGGTATTAATATTGATGGGTGTAGAGTTGGATTGCAGGATGGCGAGGATACAAAACGTGTTGTTGGTGGTCATAAAACAAAATATATTGGTGGAAATCTTGAGAATAATTACCCCATTGAAAAACAATCATCAAGGGACAAAGGCAGATTCCCAGCTAATTTCATCCACGATGGTTCAGAAGAAGTTCTTGAATTGTTTCCGAATAGTAAAAGTTCAAAAGCTGGATTTATTGAAAGAGATAATTGTGATAATAAAATTTATGGAAAACCAACCAATCATATTGGAAGTATGGAATATGGCGATGAAGGTTCTTGTGCAAGATTCTTTTATTGTGGTAAAGCTTCCAAGCGTGATCGTAACGAAGGTTGTGAAAATCTTGAATTTAAAGAAAGTGGAGCACATCTTGGGTCTGGGCGTTGTAAAAATTGTGGAAAACTAAGACTAGACCATGAAATGTCAAGGTGTAAGTGTGGAAACTTTGAACCTGCGGAACAATTAAGCAAAAAAGGTATGAACAACAATCATCCAACAGTGAAACCTACGGATCTAATGCGTTATCTTGTTCGCCTAATTACACCACCTAACGGAACAGTATTAGATCCATTTATGGGTTCAGGTTCAACAGGTAAAGCTTGTGCTTATGAAAAGTTTGATTTTATTGGAATAGAACTAGATGAGCAATATTGCAAAATAGCAGAAGCAAGAATAAAAAAGGCTATACAAGATAATGAAACACTATGGAGTGTATTATGATAACAATATATAACGAGCAAAACAAACAAGAGATACGACTAACACTCGATATACCAGAAACAGATCAACTATTTGCAGATTTACAATTTGTTAAATCACTGGGCATTAATTGTGATAAAATTTTTGAAAAAGCACTTAGATCAGAAGTAAAAAGATATAAAGATAAAGCACTTGAAATATTAAAAAAACAAGGTGCTTGCTACTGGAGTGCAACCTAATGGCATATCAAATACAACCAGAAATAATAAGCAAATTAAAAGGATTACCTCCTGAAAAGAAGAAGCATTTTAAAGAGAAATACGAACGCTTAATGGGGCAAATCAAGGCACTAATGAATGAGATAGATAAAAAAATTGAATCAAAGAATAAAAAATGAATAAAACGGATGCAATCATAGCTTTAATTATTACACAAATAATACTTCTTTATTTTATTTTGCTTGCAGTAATATGATAATAATAACAGGAACAAAACGTTCATGCACTTCTGCAATGATGTGCATAATGAGAGATACATTTGGTGATGTATCTCTAATCTATAACAGAGATAAACATATAAAAGAATATCAAAAATATGAATATAAACCATATAAACCACTTAATGTGCTTGAGGTATATAAGTATAACTCTAAATGTGTAAAAATAATGCCAGAAGCACTTTTACAAATGGAGCCTTCACCTGAATTAACAATAATACTTATGAAACGAGATCCAAAACTTGTTTTTAATTCGTTCGCAAAACGAGCAAATGGAGCACTTAACCAAATAGCAGAAATGGTTACAAAAGAATATGACCTGCTATATGAAGTATATCAAATGCATAAAACATTGGTTTTTGATTGCCAAAAACCTGATTTTAAAGCATTGTCATATTATCTTGGTGTATGGGTAAATGTAAATAGCTGGAACCACAATCAAGATATACATGAGTATGCTGTAAACTATGACCCTATGTATAAAATCTATGACAAAATAGGCACAAATTAATTCTAAGGCATTTTAAGGTTGTTTTGTATATAGGTATAGGGTAATACCATAAAGGCTCTTAGAACTAAATTGTGTGGCTTATACAGCGCCAGTAACAATACCATCTGTGTAAGATACTGAAGTATCTGTAGCAAATGTAGATGTTCCAGTGATACCGCCACTAAGATTAAGAACATTAGCATCTTTTGTAGTATATGTAACTCCATGAAGCAAAGTATATCCGCTTGCAATATCTGTACCACCATTATTATCAATTGTTGATCCTGTTATCATTCCAACAGTACCATCTACACCAATACCAGTATTAGCAGATACATTACATGCAGTAATTGCAGATATTTTACATGTACCAATACCTTTTGCTCCATTATCTGTAATAGTGCAATCAAGTATATTTCCAACAACAACTGTTGTTGTTGCTCCAAGTAATCCAGTAGCACCATTGCCTGTACTTGTACAATCTCCAATAAGTTGTACACTACCATCCCCGTCAAGAATAATACCTGAACTTGTATTATCATTAGCTACACAGTTATAAATTGTTCCACCAACACCATCATTAAATTCACAATATATTCCTGCTTCTCCATTATAATTTGCTGTATGTGAATCAATTTTATAAAAATCCTGAACAGTTAAACCATCACCACCATTATCATTAGTAATACAATCTTTTATAACTGTTCTATCTCCAGTATTAACATCAATTCCATCACCTGTATTAGCAGAACAATTGCAATTAAAAAATTCAATATATGGCTTGTGGGTTGTTGATCCATTAATTTGTATTCCAGCACCAGAGTTTACAACATCACAATCATAAATTTTAACAGAATGAATAGGTTGTAATACCATTCCCGTTGATGTTGTTCCATCAATAGTTGTGCTTACTACATTTATCTCTTTTGTGGTATCTACATCAATAACAGGACTTGTACATGCACTATTTAATGTTAAACTTGATATATCAACTGTATCACAAAGATTACAATAAAATGCGCCGGATGCACCATTAACTGAACAACTGCTAAACGTGACATCTCCACCAAATTGTAAATCAAAAGCATAATGAGAAGTTGTATTGGTATTGGATTCGCACCCAGTAATTGTACAATCATTAAAATAATTTATAATATATGGAGAATCTGTAAAAGATAATCCTTGGCTTTTTACATTAACACCTGTTAAATAAACTCTATCAGCATAGGCAATTTGCAGTATTGATACCGGAGATGATGTTGTATTTGCTTCTGCATAAAAATCAAGAGTACCCAAATAAATATTGGGAGTATATTGTTCATTATTACCAATAAAATATATAACTCTATCTGTTGTATCAACATGTATTTGTGGTGTAACTTGAATAATTGGGCTTAGATCGATAGTACTTCTTTTACCAATAATTGCTGTATCTGAATACAGTGTTTCTTGTATACCATCTTGTATATAAAATGTTCCACCATATAAGTTAATCTCTCCACCAAATGGAGAACTTTGAATTTCCTGAATAGCCTGCTCAATTTGTTCTTCGTCATTTGTGCCATCACAAATATAATCAAAAAATGCATCTGATTTCATTAATGATGGAGGATCAAAAGCTAAATCAGGATAATCATCAGAGCGAATATTTATTATTTTATAGCCATTTGCTTGTGAAGATCCAATATACCAAATTGATCGATCATGTGGATCTGCAAATACACTTACAATATCGTTAACAGCATAAACTTGGTTTGTATCAAGTGGTATTAAATCATTAAAATATTTATATGTATCAGAATTCCAAGAATCAGAATTTGATGCCCACCAAAATGAACCCGTTCCAACACTTTGCCAAGTTCCAGATACAAGTGTAACTTCTTGAGCTTCGTAAGTATTATTTGTTGTATCTCTATCTGTTATTTTAGCAAATCTGAATCTAAATTTGTTATGTGGTATTGTATCACCAACAGTTCGAATAATTTTATTCGTATTCTGAACAACACCAGCATATGTTTCAAAATCAAGTTTGCGATTTCTAAATGGTTCTCTATAATTTATTCTCATTATTCACCTATTAGAATAAAATATCAGGCATTGTTCTTGGCCAATCACCCTGATTAACTGTTTTGTATGGTTGGGGTACAACCTGATCAAAATATCCTGTTTTCTTGTCATATGAAGAGTTCCATCCACAAAGATATGTTTGTGATAAATCATAGTTTTCTACTTGTATTAAGCGATATTTATAGCTTTCTGTTCTTCGCCATTTTTTATCACCATGCCTATCAACAATTTGCTGAACATCTACACCTTCGCATAGCCAGAATCCATCCTCCCAATCAAATGAAGTACCATCACTTGGACGAATATTTGTACCAGATTGATTAAATGCACTCGATGTATCATGCAATACTGTAGATACAATATCAAAAAATGAAGCATTACCATTATATGTTGTTGCATCAACAAGAGAATCGTGAAAACTGGTTACAGTATAATCAGCAGTTGGTATAATTCTTTTATAAAAACCGTCAAAACTAGCATTTGAACGTGAGAAGAATAGAGCATTCTCTTGTCCTTCTTGTTCTAGTGTTAGCCATTCAGCAGAGATTCTCAAGTTTTCCTCTGTGTATGTATCTTGTGCTGGATCTGTGGAATACTCTACAGTATACTTTTGATAAGTATTCCCATCATTTTTTGGTACAATTTCGCCTTTAATGCTTGTGCAAACGGTATTTGCGTAGTTATTAGCATTATAAATATCAGCAGATACAAATTCTGCTATATCACTGATTGGATCGCCTAATGCTGGCAGTAAAACAGAAGAGTTTGTATTGTGGCATCCGCTATCTTCGAACAAAACAATTGTTGCAGATTGCCCATTTTGTGTCTCATTAATTGAATATCCATCATATAATTTTTGGTATGTTGATGCCATAATTTAAATCCTTATTGGAAAACCCCACCAATACTTTCTGGTGTTACACCTAAACGTTTTGCTATTTCTTTTAGCCATGCAATTTGCTGTGCTCCATAATCAATAAGCATACCCCATGGTCCACCAAGATTTTTTGTTGGTGAAGTTGAAGATAATTCTGCATTAAGAGCACTTTTTTGTATTTCTTTGAATAAATCTGATGCACCCATATAGTTAAGCTGGCGATTTATCTCTTCAACATCTTCTTTTGCTCCTTCTAAACCACTTAAAAATGGTTTAGCTTCAATTCCAGCTTTTTTCATTGCTTTTTCAATCAAATATAGTCCAAGTAGCTTTTTCTTTTCAAATGGATTTTTCTCAGCAATAATCTGCTGTATTTTTGCAATATTTTCCATTTTTTCATTTAGTTTTTCCATCCAAGATGTTAATTTGTTAAGATCCTTTGCAATATTTGAAAGTGTTTCAGGTATTTTTTTAAATTCACTAATTAATCTCCCAACTTCAGCAGTTAAGCTACCTGCCTGATCTTTAACCTCTGCAAATTGATTCGCTAGATTTTTTGCATCATTTGTAGCCAATCCTTTTACCTGTCCAGATACAGCATCTAATATCATTCGTTGTGCTTCAATCAATTTATTAGATTTAACAAGCTCTTTTATTTTCTTTTTTTCATTCTCTGCAAAAGAGATACCAGAACGTGACATTGCACTGATACCAGCAATAGGATCTTCAAGTGCCTTACCAAGCTGTATAACAGATTGTTGTGCATCTGTACCAAGTGCTTCAGACATATCAAGAGATAAACTAACAGCTTCTTTAAAAGTATTACCTGTTACTTTTCTAAACGTTAGCATAACACCCATAGCACGTTTTATTTGTGTATCATCAAAAACAGTACCATAAGCCATTTTTCTCGATAGTTTATCAAGTTCCTTTGCTGTAAATCCAGCAGTACCACCAGTAGCTTTAATAAACTTATTTAATCTAGATATTTCATTTTGCTGTGCAGCAAATTGTTTTAATGCGAATACTGATGCTGTTATAGAGGCGGTTATAACCGTAAATGCAGCAGTTGCTGGGTTTAATAATGCTGTTAATCTCCCAAGTATAGGAATTTGATTTCCGAATTCTTTTAAACCTTCTGATGCTTGATTAAATCTAATTGCATTAAATTCTTGCCTCATTTTTTTTAACTTTTCAGTGTTGAATGCTTTCATGTTTTGGGCAAATCCTCTCCACTTACCATAAACTGATTCTACAGATGCGCCCTTTCTTATTTTTCTTTCTGCATTTCTTATTCCGCGAGCAAGCCCTTTAATTTCTTTTCTAAGTTCTTGGATTCTATCTTTTGATACTTTTACAACTGATGAAATTGTTCCTTTTTGAGATGCAAGTCCAGCACCAATACCAGCACCAATAGCTGTTTCTGAAATACCCCCTCTACCAGAACCTCTACCTCCAGCGCCACCAGTAACGCCAACACTCTGTTGCCTTATTTGATTCTGAAGAGCACGAAATTCTCTATCAAATTTACTTCTATCAATTCGTACTTCAATATATGCTTCACCAGCTTTAACTGCCATTTTCTAGATTCCTATTTTTCTTAAAATCTTTTGCCAATTTCTCAGCATATCTTTTCCTACTATAAACACATTCATCCCAAAAATCCTGCAATTTGCCATCAGCATTCAATTTTAACGAATGTTGCCATATCCAAACATATTCACAAATCTCTGAATAAGATAAACGCTCACAAGTGCCGGGTTGCCAGTGGTTATGAGCGTTTATAACTTTACATATGTGCCTTAAGCACTCGATATTTACTTTTTTTTAGCATCAACTTCATCCGCACCCCAAACAACTTTTATTGCTTCCGCTAATGCATCAGCATCAAGCGCTTCAATATATTCTTTTATATCTTCATCACTTTTATCTTTATTAAGCTGTTTAAGTGCAAAAGCTAATGTCGAGATCATCCCTGAAAAACTTTGCCTCCATTCATCTGCCTGCTTCTCTAATTCTTCACCCTTCGGGCAAGAATTTAACGCCATAAGCAATGATTTTGGATTATCACCAAGTATCTCTTTAGAATTCTCAATGAATTCTTTTTTTACTTGTTTTTCAGAGTATTCAACGAGTGAAATTGCAGATAATTTTTCTAACTTCATAATAGCTCCCTTATTATGTTATATTACACAGTAGTTGTGAATTCTCCACAGAATGTGAAATCAGCGCTCCAAACAACAACATCATCAACCACAACACTCCAGTTGGAGTTAGTAATTGTGATATCGCCAGTAACATTTGGATCGCCAGTACCAGAACCAGTTTTGAAAGTAACAGATGCATTTGTACCAATACTTGGTGCTGTATCACCAACACAAGTAAAACTACCTGTTGCCCCTTTTAATCCAAGCACATGTTCGCGATATCCATTGCTTGCAAAACTTGTTGCATCAGCAATTTCCTGCGATTCATCAATGCTCCATTCTTTAACTTCCGTTACTCCGGTTAATCCAGTAACATCTCCATCATAACCGTGTAATGCTGATGTGCTACAACTCATAATATACCTCTTGTTTTAATTTACACTTCTAGTGTTCTTAATACAGAACCCTTTTCTGTATTTCTCATGATTACACTATAGATTTTTTGTTAAATAGTTTAACTCGTTAATATCAATATCAAGTTTATTTACTCCCAAAGTTAACCATCTGTTCTCTTCGGAGATTTCTGAAAAATACCCATTATTATATTCTAAGCAGTGATATTCAGCATTATAACAATAATAGTTATCACGATTTGTTCTCATTGTAATAGCAAAACTTTGAATACCAACATCAACACCAAAATTATATACATATAATGGCAAATATTTTATTGGAACCCATTGGATCAATGTAAACTGATAATCAGTCCACTTTATCTGATAAAATTTATTCAGTTTATCAATTGTAATAACAACTCTACCATCAAGTTCATGATAAAAATCTATCATCCAGCTTGGTGTGCCTCTTAGCGTGTTTAACTCTGTAAACGCTCCCTCTTTACCGAGGTGAAAGCTTAAAAATCTTCACTACTCGATGAACTGCTACTTTGGCTACTCGATGAACTGCTGGAACTTTCTGAACTTAATGAACTGCTTGAACTACTACTTGATGTACTTGAACTGCTTGAAGAACTACTTGAAACTAATGCCTCAATACTTGTGCCAATCAGATAACTCATGGTTACAACATAACCATAACCATCTTTGGTATCCTGTGGTACTGATACAACACTATCAATTTCGTTGTTTAAATATCTGTATCCATCAATGGCAAATGTTTTCTTATAAAGGATCTCTTGTACTCTATCAGCAATTTGCATAGCATCTAATTGTGTTGGACGGTTTTGACCATCTGGCATGCTATAACAACCAAACTGCACTTGAATTGTTATATATCTGCAAGCGTTTGTTCCAACACCAGCACTTAAATATCCTGATACTTCACTTTGTCCTACATGGTTAATAGCAATGTATTCACCTGTTTGACCCTTTGTAATACCAAAATATATATCATATTCTGATAGTGCGGTTTCACAATAGTTTATCAAGCCAACATAAAATTCTGTAATCATTTATCTGGCTCCATTTTATAATATATCTTTAAATTTTGGTTCTAATTTCTGTTTCATAAGCTGTGGTCGCAAAAATGGGCGTGGTGACATTTCAGATGTTCCAAATTCTAGTGCAGAAGCATAATCTTCATCACTTCCAACCCGTATAACGCTACTTTTGCCATTCTCCCATACCTGAGAGTAGATTGATCTATCAAGCGTTCCTGTGTCCTTTGCTGGCGGTTTACCAGGTGGGCTATTTGTACCACCTGTCCAACTGCTTCTGATATCATCAACAATATCACTTGCAATTTTTCTTGATTCATTTCTGAAAAATGAATCAAAATCAAATTTTTTAACAAATCTACCCATTAAAACTGCTTATCTATATAACAATCACATTCAAGATGGTGAGAATCCGTTGAATCACTTACTGAATATTTACTTATAACTTTATAGTATGTGCTATCAACATAAATGTAATCCCACTCTTCAAAAATGCTCGTTACATTCAAATAAATTCTAGCATCAATTCTTGTTGCTTCATTATCACCGAATATTAATTCAGTATTGTTTTTGCGATTAATTCTACAAGGTACACTTGTTGCAACACTTGTTAATGATTCGCTTAATTCGCCTATTCTATTTTTTGTTGTTGATACTGTATACAAAGTACACGTTTTGTCATATAACTGATCTAAACTCATTACATTACCTTATTCATATATATACTCAAGATTGATTTATAAGATTTCACAATATTCGTTACTTCACTGCTTGAACCTCTAGTATAAGAGTAATCTCCGATCTTCTCTGATTGCAGTGTCATATCAGCTTTACGCGATTGATAAAGATCAACAACTGCTTTTGTAGCTATCTCTTGTAAATCTTCAGGGATAGTTGTATATCCACCATTGTAAAGTACTTTATGATATCTATTCGTTTGTACATTATATAATCCATTATAGATCTCTGTTACAATACTTGGCTCGTAAGCCATCTCTAGATAGATATCTTCACCATCAACATCAATTGCCTGATTACCTGTCCAGAGCAACTTTGGACTCCAACCATTATAATCTGTATCTTCAACAGTAACTGTAAAATTACTCTGTGTATTCATTTGAGTTGCAAGTGTTGATATTGTAGAATATGTGGAGAATGCATAGCTTGTGCCTGAGAAGTTTTCATAAAGAGTTACTTTATCTGTGTATACTTCTACTGAACCAATACCAGTACCTGTGTAATCAATCTTTATAACATTTTTATCACCAACAAAAGCTCCATAAATATTATTAACTGGAGTATTTGTAAGAATTAGAGAGTTATCAAGAGCATTAATTTCTTCTACAAAATCCTGCTTTGTAAATGTTCTATTTGTTAGGGATTCTATTGCTGTTGATACAGCTTCAATTTGTGCTTGAATAATATCATCATTATCACAGCTAGTTATACCAAGATAAGATTTTACTTTATTAATATCTGTAAGTGCCATTCGTAGCTCTCCAATTTAAAATTAGTGGGTATTACACTTTAGACGTTTTGTTAATTTTTAAGCTAAAGAAAAAGAGCATGAGAAATAAATCTCATGCTCTATGATCAAGTGAGAAGGGAGCCAACTCACTTTTTATTTTCTTCGATTAGGAAGCGCGAGACTGAAGCTCAACAAAATCACCAATCTCTGAACTATCAGTAGCCGTTTGGAGAATTCCAACTGGCGTACCAGCAGCACGAAGTAACCATCTGAATGCAGTGGCACCTTCTTCGAATTTGATGTGATCAGATTGAGCAACGCTTAATCCACCTTTAACAGCAATGCGATATTTGCTGAAATCACCAACAATTATATCGCCCACAGTTCCGATACTCTTACAGTAGTCCGAAATCGTGATTTTTAGTCCCTTAAGCGTTCCGAAAGGAGTTTCGCTATAAGCATTAGGACCAACGAACAGGTTATTACCATTCGTATCTTCCAATCCTTGGATTGCACTGTAAGCAGTACGGCTCATTACCCACATACTTTGTGCAGGATTTTTAAGAGCAGAATACATTTTATCAACGTTCTCGCTAACGATAGTGGCATTTGCCTGTCCAGCTTCTTTTGCAACTGTAACAGTTTGTGCATGCCCTACGATCCCTGTAAAGGAAGCGAGTGTACCGTTAATTACACTATCTTCAAGAACCTTTCTGAATTCCTGTGGAACCCAATCCTGAATCTCAGAAAGCAATGCACCTGTGTCCTGAAGAGATTCTTCAGATGCATATAAAAGATACGCCAATTTTGCAGGAGTAAGCGAGAATTGCGTAAGTGTAGGTTCGCTATCAGAAATAGCAGCACCTTCAGCTACAATCGCTGGGGCCGTACCAGTACTGGACAAAATATTAAACTTGTATACGTTATTTGTACCATTAAGGTTAATAGTACGAACAGCGCCAACAACTCCGCTAGGAGCAAGGATATCAGCCATCAGATCCTGATCAACAAGTTCTGTAGTAGCATAGCCACCATTATCATCATCAGTGATATTCATCTCTTTGATGGTTCCTTTATAGATAGCCCTACAAGCTTCGCCAAGATGTTTGAAGTGAGGTCCAGCCTCTTCAACAGTTTCAACCTTGGTTGTACCCATAATCTCTTTCAGTGCTTTAGCAACAGCGTTACCAATAGCTTCGCCATCAACATCAGCAATAACGTGCTGAGGCTCTTCGACGTACTCTTCAGCATAACCACTGGCAACCAAACCTTTAGCCTTGACTAAATCTTCGACTTCAGCAATATCGCCAGCTTTTGCATTTTCATAATCTTTCAAAAACTTAATATTCATAATTTTTTCCTCTTGTGTTAAAATCTTACTTGATACACTGAATGTGCATCATATTACAATAGGCACTTGCTTGGCAGGTCCAATTACAGGGGTTTCCTGATTTTGGGGTACGCTCGTTGCGTAGCCTTTCACTATTAGATAATTTGTTAAATTATATTATTTTTAGCTTATTTTGCCCTTTAACAATCTATAAGCTAGTGATACTTTATCAGAAGCATCTTTACCAATTATCTTAAAACATTCTTTTTTTTGTGCAGATTTACCCAATACTTTGATATCATCAACTCGTCCAATGATTTTGATACCAGTTTCTTGTGGTTCTTCTTCTTTTGTTTCTTCTTGTTCTTCAACTTCAACTTCAATCTCTTTAACTTCTTCAACAGGTTTTTCTTGAACTTCTTCTTCAACATTTTCTTCTTGAACTTCTTCTTCAGCAGGTTTTTCAATATGAAGTGCTTCATATGTTTCATCTGATAATGATTTGGTACTTACCGCTTCAATAAGTGCATCTTCATTTGCTGGTACACTAACAATAGAGTATTCAAATAGAAGTGCTTTCTCAATGATTCGTTCGGCTTCATCCAATTGCTTTTTCTCAATTCTACCAGCTTTTCTTAGTACTTTTGCTTTCTCTTCATATTCGTTTGTTCCTTTGTAAAGAACTTTCAGTGGTATAAAACCAATTGAAAAGGTATTCAAAATTCCTTCTTTAATCAATGTGAAGATATCTTGAGCAAATGCTGTTGATGCGAACACTGTTTTAGCAAGTATACCTTCTTCAGTTACTTTGATTTTTACAGCTTTACCAATTGGATTACTCATGGAGTGCTGATATAAAACAACCGGATTCTTTTCATAACGTGAGAGATCAATACCTTCTGGGAGTACAATATCTTTATCAATATCAACACCAATAGTAGATATTGAGCCAACTACTGTGCTCTCTTCATCTTTGCCAATAGATAGTTCTCCACGAGTAGTTAATCTCTTAACAATAGGTTCTTCAATTTCATCAATTTTAACATCGAATCCATGTTTGTCTAAAAGAGTTTGTGTGAGTTTTAATTGTGTTTTCATATTCGTAGGGGTTTCCTATTTTAGTTTAGTAATTCTGATCTTGCATCTTCTGCTGTAAGTATTCCAACTTCAACCAATCTTATGATATCATTCACTTTATCTTTTCTACGTTGTTCAACTGGATCATCATAAGTGAGATATAATCTTGGCTCTTCATACATTGATATAATATGTGCATTTATATCATCAATAATTTGCCTGATTTTTGGTTCAACGGTTTGCATTTGATATTGCATTAAGGTTGTTTCAAAACTTGCTCTATTAATTTCTTGTGGAGCAACAAAGGATACAGGTACTCCAAAGGCACTGAGAATACTTTCTCTGGTTATAATTCTTCCCTGTTTGAAATCCATATCTTTTGGATTCATACCAATAGATATCAGGTCAAAATCGCCACCAATAACTTTTACTTTACCCGTATTTGAGATACCCTTCATGGTTTTATTCCAAGATTTCTCAAGTATTGCTCTATCTTTCTCGTTTAGTACTCCACCATTGTACTTGATAATGCCACTTGGATTACCTGAGTTTTCATTAATTGCTAATTGATAAGCATCAAATGAATCATCAAGTTGATATTGAGTATAAACAGCCTGAAGTGGTGCGAAACCATACATATCAGAGTATGGTGAATAATACTTTATTCGCACTATATCTTCAGGCTTATATTTAACTTGAGATTTACCAAAACCATATCTGTATTCTTTTATTTTGCCATTATTCTTCTCGATAGTAACAAATTGAGAGTGCAAAACCTCCATATTAACTGGGATATTCAGTAATGGATCTTTTTGTATATAAAGATATGCCGTGCCAAATAGTTCTAGGTTTGTTACTAATGAATAAATGAATGTATACTGTGAATCATTTTGATTAGGTTTCTCAAGCAATTGTAAAAATGGATGGTTAATAATTTCAACAATGTTTTCTGCCTGCTTAAATTCAGGGCGTTTAATTAAAGATGTATCGTGAGCAAAAGTTTCTTTGCTTACTTGTTTATGTAGTGCTCTAACTTGAGAATCATTACGGTTTGTAGTTGCAACCAATCGCATATTTTGTGAAGCAATTGCATCTGCATTTTTAGATACACAAATATATACCCATTTGCGATACGCTTCAGCTAATTTACTTGGATCAATTTTATTTGATGTGAATTTCTTTGGCAGAAGTAGTTGTAAACCACCACCAATATCTTTTTTATTGAATAACAATTTTAAAAATCCCATAAACTTACCTTTTATGTTTACACTTTAGACACTTTTTTAAATATCAGTCCAAATAGCTTCATCTTCGACTAATTCTCTAGTGCTTTTCTCTGTTTCTCTTTTAATTTTAAACTGTTTTACTCCATTACCTAGATCAATGGCATCTTCAGGTGTTGATAATGCTTCTTTTGCAAAATCAAAATCAATCATTGCATTACCAAGCAATTCTGTTAGAGCATATACACATGCATCCATTCTATTAGGAGATTTCCCAGTGCCATCATAAATAATCAATTCATATTCGAGTTCCTCAAGATCAGTACAATGAATAACATTACCACGTTCATACTGATAAGCAATTGGTTCTGCACGAAGTAATTTGCCTTTATATGCGTGAACTTTTCTTAATGGAACTGTATTGTCAAAATTCTGAATAACAGTTTCTATCAAATCTCCACCCTGATTAGTTTCTGCCACAACATAATTTGCATCATATTTATGATATAATTTAACAACTTCATTTGCCCATTCATTTGCACTGTATTTACCTGTTCTATCTTCTAGTACATAACCTATGCCATCTTTTAATCCTGCGACTACAATTCCAGTTTCATCACTCTCTTTTTTATTTGTAACTGCCGGATCAACACCAATAACAATTTTATCAAGCTCTGGTTGTTTATCATGTTTAAACCACTGATGTTTCCAAAGAGCACCTTCTTTTAGATCCTGAAACTCACCATAGAGAAATCTTTGTTTATGAACAAGATCCATATCTTCGAAAACAGAGAAGTAATTACTATTCAAATTCTCTTGATTATCTTTTGGTTCAAGTTTTACTGCTAAATGATTCTTTTTTGGCTTTTCTATAAAGTGTTTGTATGTCCAATGAGTTTTCAATGGTGGGTTGCATGCATACCAAGCTCTATTAACCATTTCTTTACCATTTATGATATGCTTTTCTTCTAATCGTGTTAATGCTTTCTGAACAGAGTCATAACTTATTTGATCACATTCTTCAAAAAATAATGTTGAGAATTTAGAACCAAGTATTTTATTTGCTCTCTGATCATCATCTAATCCACCTAACCAAATCTTAGAATTATTTGGAAAGCTTAATATCCAGTTGCTTCTATCTAAAGAGTAGTGAGCACCTTCTGCCATACCAAGAGATTCAAGTGCTTCTGGTAAAGTAATCATACCAATCTTTGTTTTTACATCATTAAAATATCTTCTCAATATTGCATGATTAGATCGTGGAGCTTTTAATGCTCTTATAATTAGCAATCTGCAAAGAAGAAGAGATTTACCTGAACGTGAACCAGAGTAAAGAAGCACATGAGTGGCATCTTTTTTTAAAAGAACATCAAGTGCTTTCTCCTGAGATTTATTAAGTTTAAATTTGGCTTTCTTTTCCACTTAGGTTTAAGTCCAGTTTGATTTCTGATCTGAATTTAGTTTTATCGAGTAATCCTGCGAGTTTTAATCTTAGTTCTTCTGCTTTTATTGATGAATCATATTTACCATCACGAAATGCATATTCACTTATCATTTTTAAACGTTCATTTGTTGTGGTAAGCATTTCGCCGGATTCTTTCTCCCACACTTCTTTAAGAATTTGTTGTACTGTTTCTATGTAATCATAAAATGCGCGTTTGCCAATATCCCATTCTTTAGAATATTTTTCAAACATTTTTGTAAAGCTCCAGCCCTCACGAACACATTGAATAAGATCATTAATACGTTTATCCTTCTCTGCTTTAGTACATCTACCCTTTTGCCTACCTGTTTTCTTAACAGCAACTGTTCGTTTAACTGGTAAATTTTTCTTTATATGTGTTTTTGAACTATTTTTCATTAAATCTCGCTTTTACAACTGCTTTTGCTTCTTTATGCTTTAATTCACTTACTTCTGCTTTTGTATCCTCGCTTTGAAATCTATCTATTGTTTTTTTAGTACCTTCATCCCAAGAGTGTTTTTTCAAAAATTGTGCAGTTTCAATCAATTCCTCTTTAATCTTTTTATCTTTAAAGATTTGGTTTTCTAATTGTTTTCTATGTTTATAAACAAGATAAATTGCATATGCCAAACATGCTATAAATAGTGCGAGCATTATGGTTGCTATCAATTTTGCGAATGTTATAAAGAGTAAGCATATACATGTGCCAATTACTCCAGATATTAAAAGGATACCTGCTATAGCCTTTTGTTGTAAGGCGAGCGCAACGGCTCCTGCGAGCATTGTGAGCGCTCCTAAGCCAGCAAGCCATACAAACATACGTTTTGTGCTTTCAATGGGCTTAGATTCGATTTCTTTAACTTCTTCTTTTAATTCTTCATTTTTGTTTTCAATTTCTTTTAGAGTAGTAATTGCTTTTGATGCTGTTTGTGTTTCATCTTTAATGATTTTAGCAGAATCTTTAGCTATTGGCAATTCTTTAGTTTCTAGAATATTTGTTGCTTGTGTATCGATTGTATACAGTGATTGTGCAACTGTATTGGTGCTTGGAGGTAATTTCTTATATTTATTATCGCTTACACAAGCAACAAGTGATAAAAGTATGAATGCTATTATTATTGATTTAATCATTTGTATGTTTTGCCTCTATTAATCTAGATATTTCTTCGACAATTTGTGCTCTTGATTCTTTAAGTTCTTTTGCTTGATCTTTTATGAGCAATTTAATTTCTTTTACATCATCAGATATTCCGCCAACTTTTGCTTCAAGAACTCTTTGTGTACCTTTAAGTGTAATAAGTTCTTTTTCTGTAAAATCAATTCTGTTGTCAAATGCTCTACTATATTCTTCTACACGTGTAATTGCATTATCTGATTTACTTTCAGCATGTGATGCGGTTTTAAATGGTAATGCAAATATAATAGCTAATACAACAGCACATGTTACAATAATATAAAACTTTGCATTTAATGATGCTATCTTTTTATTATATATATTCATTGTTTCTTCTTGCTTACATATGTGGTTACCGCATGTCGAGCATGTCGTGGTTTCTGGCATGTTTGGCATGTTAAATTTCCTTTATTTTACTGATTCCTGTCGTGATCCCATCGTATCTTTTTGATAGTGGAAATCTACCTCTATTAAATAAAAATCATCTCCATAATTATTTGCAACGCCTGTATCTCTTGTTAATGAGCACAGCAACATGCTTGATACTCCAGAGATTGCTGATCCATCAATAGTTTCTGCTATTTCAAACAAATAATGTGTATCTGCATCATAATTTTGAACATCAATTGTTTTTGGTACTGGTGTTTCGACTGGCATTGGATCTCCAATATCTGCCCATGAATATGTAAAATCAAATTTTAGATTCTCTGCACCTGCTCCACCACCTGCTGTTGGTAAAATACCGTGAATATGAAATTCTATATCTGATCCAAGCTTATATTCATGAGGCAATTGCACTGTGAAAAATATTGTTTTATCTACATTGTCCGGGAATGCTAGGACAACGCTTGATCTATATGGTTGTTCTGATGGTGGTTGTGCTCCGCCCAGTCGTATTGCATTAACTGGTGTACGCATATCTGTCCAAACAGTTTCATTAAGTTCTAATGTTTTATTTGTTCCACAATCAACGATAAGATCTTGTGTTGTTAATAATCTTGCATCTCCATTAGATAATACTTGTATTTTTAATGGATTCCCAAATCCAGCACCTGGAAATGTTCCATAAATAACAGCACCAACATTATTTGTTGCATCTGGATCAGTTTGTTCATATATTGCTAAATTTGCATTAATACTTAAATCACCAGTAATAGGATCATTACTTGCATCAAGTTTTAAATAATCTGTAATATTATAATTTGGATCGAAGTACGAATTAGATTGATTCCAAACTAATATTTGCCCATCAGTTGTTAAAGGTGTTCCATCAACATCTTCAAGTTCGGTTACTTTACACATCCAAGTTGGACGAACCAAAATAATTCCATTTGAAGCTGGAATAGATGTTTCTTCTTTTATAACAACTCCTATTAAAACAACTCTATTTGGCGCATTTGGTTCTACATTTGTTAATTGCCCCGTATTATTATCCCACCATAATAAATCATTTTGGCTCCATCCAGTTGTATTCATGGTTACATAACCTGTTTTTGTTACATTACCAAAACTTCCTTTGTTAATATCCTCTGTTGCAATGCCCATTAATAATTTTGGATTTGCAATAACTTCAGATGTATTTGCCACTTTAAACAATACATGATCTCCTTGAGCGCCATTAAATTGAACAACTTGTCCATTTGATATATTTTCGCTTGCTTTACCATAAAATCTTGTTTCCTGACCAATATCAAGATTTGTTTCATTAGTTGTTTTTAATGTTAGAGTATCATTTACTGTATTCCAAAAAAGTGATCCAATTGATTCTCCATTTTGAGAATAAGAAGTATTAAATTCTATTTTTGATAAATTTGTTGCATCATTATTACCGAAGTTTAAATTTGTATCAATAGTGTGTCCAGCTTTTGACCATTCTTTGTTTGTAAGAGCAGAGTGATCATAAGGAATATTCATTATTGCGCCTTGGACATCGACAGTTACATCTGTGGATACAACATCAACTGTATATGCTGGTTGTGTTATATCAATAGTGTAGTTTGCAGGAGAAGTATCTACAGTAATATCATTTGTTTGTATATCTACTGTAATATCATTTGATAGGACATTAATTGTGTAATCAGCCATATAAGCCTCCTTCAGCCATCTAAGACTTCTTCGGTTACTTGGATATAGCCTTGTACTTTGATTGATGATCCTGTGACTGGGACAATGGTTATTTCTGCTACATAAGTTTTTATATCAAGTGCATCTGTATCTTCATCGCTTATAGAATAAGCAAATATACCATTACTTGCATCTGATATAGTAAGTGCATTATTAATAACAGCATCTGCATCTGCATCTGATTTACTTTCTTTTGCAACGAGTGTGCCAGTATAACCAGTAATATCAACTGCTGTTGAATTTTGTGTTAGTGTTACAGTTCCAGAAGTACCTGCCCCTCTAATAACTTGTATTGTGCAAAATGTGCTCATTATTTATACTCTTATTCTTAATCTTCTTCTTCTAAAATAGTTTCTGTTATATGTTTGCGGTGTTATACCTGTATCTGCCGATGCTGATGCCTCTAATGCTCCGGCATCATATGCAGATCCTTGTGGGCGCTCAGTTTTTGCAATATCATCATCAACAATACCTGATAAATCTTTACCCATATCTCTTGCAGGAGAGCCTGTTTTAAGAGAATAATCATTGTTTAGATAATCTGTAAAAATATCTGTTGTGGTTTGGCTTATTAGGTTATTGCTACCATTATAATCATTCAGTCCACCCTGATTTGAAACACTATTATTAATAGTAACTCCAGTACCAGATCCACCACCAACCAAAACCTCGTCATAAGAGCTAGATGTACGCATAGAGAAAATACAGTTTTCAACCAAACACGAATCTTTAGAATCATTACAAATAAAGCTTATACATCTTGTGTTACCGTTTGAAGCTAAATTTACAGGACTATAAAATGTACAATGCTGAACTGTAAGAAGTGTGGGATCATTTGATGAATAAAGAGGCTCTGATGTAATCTCACTTTTAAAAACAAATACACAATTCCGAACGTATACCTCATTGTAAACCGTCAAATAAATAGCATCTCGTCCAGGATAAAGGAACATACAGCGATTAACCCATAGCGTATCACCAAGTGTAAGATTGGTATTCCAATCTATTGCCTCATCCTCCGTTTCTCCCGTTGATACACCAAATCGTATACCTGTAATCTCTGTAAACTCAATATATGCAAGTATACACTTTGTTGATGCTCCAAGGATATATGCGCCAGCATCAATTACTCCAAGATGCTCTTCTCCATCAGCAGCATAAATTTTTGGATATGCTTCTGATGTTGATGTAGCTGTCCAGCTTTGGATCGTTACTTCACCAAGATCTCCACCAGTATAGCACTCTGCGTGTTGATAAGCCGAAGCCTCTCCATCCGCCCAGTCCTCCCATGCCTGTAAGGTGGTATAATCTCCACCCCCAGCGGGTTTGATCGTTTTGATCAT